GGATCGTGACGGGACCGCCGGTCTGGAAGGAAAGAACGATGCCGCTGATGCTCAAGTACGATGCGGCGTTAGAGGCTGACCCCTCTGTCGTACCCTCGTAGTAGAGATCAGCATTCGCACCGCCGACATTCGAGGTCGTCATGAATATCTCAATAACAATCGTGTCGCCATCGGCAGCCGCAACAGAGGCCTGCGCCGGTGCGTCTACTTGCCAAGTCTCAGCTGTTCCTGCGACGCTAGGACCAGAGCCCGTTCCTTGGTCGATCAGGAAGCCCACGACTGAACTCGTTGAAGGTCGCCATACGTAGACTACGATGCCAAGTCGCGATCCCGTCAGAACAGACATATCCATGGCAAGTCCAGCGATGACATTACCAGCCGGGATTGTCTGCGCGCCGTTGAGCGGCTTAGACATGAACCCCGCAACCATCCCTCTAGAGCCACCGCTGATTGACGCTGATGCTGAAACCTGCCCACTACCGTGAGCAGCACCAAGAGATTTTGATACAGCGTTGCCAAGTGAGTCAGTGTTGTTGGCTGACTGCGAGGCCGTCGGGTGATTTACGCCAGCCGCTGTATCACGCAGATACAACTTCGTCTCCAGCATTGCTAGATCAGCAGGAGCCTGGATAAACGCAGCGTCGGATGAGAGGCTGGCTTCAGTGGTGCCGTCGTAGTTGATGGAGAGCGAATATGCCGTGGCCATCGCCTGAGTCGCTATGTTCCAGATCTCAACTACCAGAATGTCGCCGTCCTGAACGGTGACGCCTGCACCCGGCGAATTGCTACCAGTCACATCCGTGGCAGTAGTTCCGGGCTCAACGCTGAGACCAGCCGTCGAATCAATCAGACGAGAGACCAGCGCACCCGTACTCGGTCGCCAGATGGCCACTACAAAACCGACGGACATGTTGGCAGACGCATTTCCCTCGAACGCTGTCAGGTCGAAGATCCATGAGCCGTTAGCGATCGTCTGAGCCTTTAGCGGCGGTGAGACAAAACGCCGAAACCAACCGCGCTGCTGAGTCGTCTGGGCGAGCGATGTGAGACTAGCCGTCTGTTGAACGGAACCCGGTACGCTGTTCATGGTACGGTTAGTTGATGCACCAGTGGCGGAAACACCAGGCGCAGTCGCCGACAGAGAGGATGCTCCCGGCAATGTACCGGCAAGAGTCGTAGTCGCATCGTGCAGATAGAACTTCTGCATCAGGCCATCGGCTCCAGCTCTTCGTATGTGAACAAGTCAGAGCCGCAACAGGTCTTGAACTCCGGTGTCACCGGAACATCTAGCTCAGAGTCGATGCGGTCTCGCCCGAGACGCTCTCGAAGCTCAGCAAGATGTTCGTGGTCCTCAACAACTTCACCCTCGATCACAGCACCGAGAAGGCAATCGCCCCTCCTGTCGCAAGTGCCCCGGACGACCCAACGGCGTCCATCCGCTTGGCGATACCGGACGTATCCGGATCGCTGCTCCTCGATGAACACCGTTGGGTCTGCCGTGGGTAGCACGCTAGTCCTGTACCACCGTCATTGCGTTCTGCGCCAGCTGTGGCGTGTCTCCGGTGTTGATGACCGTAGAAGTCACCGTACACCACTCGACACCGTTGTCCGCAGACGAGCCGGCATTGGCGTCGAGCACGCCCAGATAGGTCACCGTCGGCGCGGTGCCGCCGGTGCTGGTCGCCCATGACTTGGTCGCGTCTGACGGCCACGTCTTGGTGTAGGTCGTCGTACCCGAGCCCGCAGCGAAGATCGTCGTGTTGTTCGTCAACGACAACCCCGCATACGACGTGTACGCGGCCTTACCCGCAGTCGCCCCGTTGAACGTATCGTCCAACGCTGACGTGTACAGGTGCACGAAATACGGCGTCACTGCCGTGTAGGCCGTGGCGCCGTGGACGATGTCCTGGATCTTCTTGCTCATGTAGAACGAGAGAGATCCGGCCATCGCAACTACGTTGAGCTTCTCGCGGACGGACGGAGCCTTGAAGATCTTGTCGTACAGCTTCATCTCGTCTCTGTCGAGGAAGTCGCGGAAGATCTCGACGCCGTGCTTCGTCAAGATCCAGGGCGACGTTGGGACGATCAGCTTGGGGCGCGGGATGATGACTCCGCCCGGTGAGACGTCGAAGTCCATCACACCGCCTCCTTGTGCTGATGAGTATGGCCGCCGGTCCTGACGGCCATGACGTCAGGAAGCTGCCGAGTCCGGGTGTTTGTGACGACACCCGTCACCGGATTGGTCGCTCCCTTTTCGTAGTGCGGGTCGTCCTCGAGAACGCCGAAGTGATGCTCGTTGTTCTTGGTGGGCTTGTCCTTTGTGCCGGCGTAACCCGGCAGGTCAGGATCGACGCTCTGCGTGCCGACGAGCGCGGCGAACTGCTTGTGATGCTGCTCGTTGTGTGAGGGCTCTCCCTGCTTCAGGAAGCGGAAGCCGTCGGTGCTCTCGTCGTACGCGATCGGACGGTCGTGGTTCTTGCCGTACTTGAAGATCGGTACTTCGGCGGTGATGGCTTGACCCTCACCGTTCAGCATCGGCTCGCCCTCGGCATCCGTGACGGTAACGGTCTTGTATCCCACAATGCGCCGCTCGTCGGCGAGCAGGTTGCCGTTACCGTCGCAGTACATTCTGCCTTCGTACTCCATGCTCGCTCCTTCCTTCATCAAGGGCCGGACGAAGGGGTTAGCCCGGCCCTTGACTCAGGTCTCGACTACTTGCCCTCGGCGGCTGCCTGGAGCATCTTGTCGAGCTTGTCCGTGACGCCCTTGCGAGGCTCCGCGTCGTTGAGCTGGGCGGCATGCGTCTCCGCATCCCAGACCTTCTCGATCGACTCGGTGTCACCATCGTCCGCAAGCGCGACGGTGTCGTCCACCGTCAGCTTGTTTTCGTGGATGTACTCGCCGAGCTCTTCCGCGCTCATGCCGGCGGTCTGGGGACCCTCGCCGTCGGCAGGCTGGATGACACCCTGCGGCTTCTGCGCGCGACCTGCGAACTGCTCGAGCAGGGCCGCGTGCTGGCCGGTGTAGGTGCCCTCGTTGATCTTCTTGGCCTCCTCCTTGCTGAAGAAGGCATCGAGCTCTTCCCCACGCTCGATGGCGGCTTCCGGAAGATCGACCTCGTCACCGAAGTGCGAGATCCGCTCCGTGTAGACCGGCTCTCCACCCGGCATGACCGGGCTGTCCGTCTCCTCGAACCAGGTGAAGAGGCGATGCTTGATGATGCGCTTGGCCATCGTCCCCTCCTTCTAGGTGAGGCCCGTGAACTTGAGCACGGCATACTGGTTGTTGGCGTACATGAGCGGGCGGACCGAGGACTGCACCCAGGTCTGCTCCTTGCCGTTCGGATCGCGCCAGGTCTCGGTCGTGAGCGGCTTCTCCACCCTCATCTCGCCGACCTGACCCTCGGCCAGCGCGTACGCCGTGCCGGAGGCGATCCGGTTGGTGACGAAGATGTCGATGTCGTACGAGTCGAGCAGGGCACCCAGCTTGTCCCCGTAGATCCCCTCGAGATTGAACATCTCGTTCGGGTTCATGATCCACAGGTTGTAGTCCATGTCCATCTCTTCCTGCTCGGCGATGAGATCCGCCTTGGCGAAGTCCCTCGCCGGGAAGAGCGGCCAGTTGGACCCTGCGGCGTACGTCGTGTTGACGCTGCCCCAGGAGACGCCGGTCACCGTGCGGGCGTTCGCCGTGATGAACGCCTCCAGGATCTGGACGCCGCGCTGGTTGATCTTGCGGACGATGGTGTTGCCCAGCTGCCGCATGGCGTTGCTGAACTGCGTGACCAAGTTGCGGTCACGGGCCTCGTCGGTGAAGTAGAACTTGCCGCCCCACTTCTCGACGACGGCCGCAGCCGGTGCGCGCCTGCTGAAGCTGATGATCGGGAACTCCGACCCCGGCTCGACACGCTCGACGTCACGATCCGCGTAGAGGTCCGGGTACACGACGAGGTCATAGATGACTGCGCCACCCGTCACTCCACCCGCCGACGCGAACGCGCGGTCCACGAAGAACCGCTGCCGCGTCAGATCGAGGACCATCGGGGTGATGACCCTCGTCGGGTTCTGGAGCGCGATGTCGATTGAGAACGTCGATCCGGAGATCGTCGGCGGAGCCAACGGGTTCACGAGCGCACCAGGGATCGGTGCGGCCTGAACCGGCGCTGGCCCCTCCATCCGAGCCGCACTGAACGACTCGGCACTCTTGAGCCGCATGCGGTCGAACTCCATACGCAGGAGCTCGGGATCCGCACGCCCGACCGCAGCGAGCTCGGCAAGCGTCGGCAACTCGATGCCGACCCGAGGGCCGTGGTCGATGGTAAGTGCTCTCTCTCTCATCCCTCCTCCTACATGGAGTAGAGCTCGACTTCGACGTCCGTCCCAGCACCTGCTGCTGCCGAGTACGCACGCCCCACCTTGATGCCGGCGGAGAACGGAACGACTGCTCCCGTTGCGTCCACCTGCACTTCCTGACCCGCCGTGATGGCCGCGCCGGAAGTGACGGGTACGACTGTTCCTGCTCCCGAGATGATCGGGACCTTGCCGAGCGCGACCTGGTCCCACATCGCCACGCCCGCAACGGCACCAGCAGCCGCCGCAGGACCCGGGACGATGTAGTCCGAGCCGTCGCCAGCCGCAAGCGGATCTGCTGCCAGACCCGCCAGACCGCCGGACTGACGCCCGGAGATCGGACCGACGAACTTCTTGCCGGTCACGGCAAGCACCGTGTGAACGGTGATCACGCGGGTGTAGGCCGCGCTCTTGAGCGGGATGCACTCGTTGGTCATGTGCTAGTCCCTCCCTGCCCGAGTGATGCGGCTCCGACCACCCGTTGCGGCAGCGGTCTCGGGGAAGAGCTGCCGAGTCCAAGACTCGACCTGCTCGACCTCGAGGTCACCCAGATCCGCAACGTCCGGCGAATGGGAGTGGCCCCGCTCGGTCACCGGCACGATGCCCGGTGCGAGAGCGGCGAGCGCCTCGCGCCCACCCTCGGGGTCGCTCGCCAAATAGCCGAGCCAGTGGTCCCTGCGGGCCGGAGGCACGCGACCGTCGCCAATGGCGGCGGTGACGAGCGACTCCCGCTCCTGTTCCTCGTGACGGCTGACCAGAGCCGTTGAAGCAGCGACGCCTTCGCGCATCTGCTCCCACTGGGCCTGATCGACCAGCACGGTACCCGGAGGCAGGTTGCCCGATGCGGCAACGGCCTCCGGCTCCGGCGTGGGTGCCGCTGGCTCCGGCGCAGGCGTCGGCTCCGGCTGAGGCTCACCCTCGGGCTCACCTTCCGGTGCCGGCTCCTCACCGACAGCGGCATTCAGCGCACGGAGGGCATCCTTGACTTCGGCGTCGGACGCGTCCTCCGACAAGCCAAGGCGCTGGCGGATCTCCTTGGGATCCATTGCACCTCCTGATGCGGTTGTCGGGAGGACGCTTGCCTCCCGGTCTGGCCAACTGGCGAGGACCTCGTGTCCCTCCGCCAGCGTCGCAGCGACATGTGCCGCCGCAACCTTGACTACCTCGACGGGAGCGTTCTCCGCGATGTAGTCAATACGTACAGCCTCGGGGTCTCCGAAGCTCACGGTGCCCTTGTCGTCAGACGTGTAGGTCACCTTGTAGAGCTGCCCCGTCTCGTCGTCTTCGATGACGAGTTGGTTCGGGTCGGTGTAGACCGCCTGGATCCAGAGGAACTTTGCGTCTTCCCCCAGAGCCGGAAGGAAATCACCGTAGAACGCCCGACGCACGTCGTCGAGGTTCGCCGAGGCGGAGGTCTTCCTCTTGAACAGCCTCACTGGATCACCCCCGGTTGATTTGGCCGCCGCCAGGACGGCCTCGACGATCTCGTCGTCGATGACTACGTTGTTGGGTATTTTGTCGCCGTACATCTGAGGAAGGTCTTCGAGCACCGTGATGCCCGGCCACGTGACCCCAAGGAGTGAGCAGGCCGACAGGACAAAGCGCCATTTCTTCCCCATTTGGCTCTCGACGTTCCACCAGCCCTCGATCGAGCGGTTCGGGTAGGCATACGGCAAGATGGGTGCCAACCACTGAGGGATTCCCTCGTAGTCAGCATAGACCGCCATGCCGTTGTCGGAGAGCCGGAGGTTCGTTGCCTTGCCAAAGTTCGGCGAGGCATCGAACTCCTTGCTGTTGAAGCGCGGGTCGATGTGACCCAGCTTCAGTCTTGGTGCGGGAATGCTGCGATCCTCGTTGGCCGCCATGACGACTTCACGCAGATCTTCCGGCGTGAAGGTGGTGGGGCCGGTGCTGAGTTGGTACTCAACACCCGCATGCATGATCTCAACATTCGGAACCGTGACGACGGAAGGACCGGCCGACGCCTGAACGTCGGGCTTCCGCCACCACTTGTACTTGTTCCAGAAAGGTGCGGGATCCTCGCCGGAGGGAGCACCGAGCTCGGACCCCGCGCTTGCTGATGCCGTCGTCTTGGGCAGTTGGGGCTGAGCCGCTTGCTGTCCTGCTTCGCGACTCGGAGCAGGCTTGGTGCTACCCGCACCAGGCTGTTCCGCCAACTCTTCCTGCGGCGTCGTCTTGTTCAGCGGCGGCTGGTAGGGACCGCCAAGCGTGATCTCAGGACGCGGCTCCGTCTTCTTCGGCATCAACCTGCGGTAGCGCACCCAGTTCTCGAGCTCGTCGTCCATCGTGATGACACCCGTATGCACCATCTGGGTGAGCTCTTCGGTGCCCAGGGCATCCTCGCTGGCGCGCTCCCATGTGAGGCGAGGAGTCAACTCAGTGTCCTCGCCGTAGTTCCAGTCAACGATGTCCTCGATGATGTGCTCCGTCACCGTATCGCAGTACCACTGCGCAATGTGGCGCTGCCCGACGAGGAAGAAATCCTCAAACGTCTCGGACAGCGCATATGACCCTACATGACTGCCTCCTTGGGCCAAGTTGACCAGTTGCAGAAGGAAGCGACGCGCCATCGACTCGTCCAGACGCTTGATCGTCTTGTCGATATCGCTGCCTGATCCCTTCGCAATGTTGACCTTCGTTCCCGCCGGCACAGCCATGCCTGCGTTCTCACCGATGCGGAACTGCTGCATGAGGCTGTTCAGATCGAGTAGCTCGTCATCGGTCATGCCCTCCGAGCCCTCGGCGTATGGGACACCGCCGGCACGCTCGTGGTTCATGGCCTCAACTCGCAGGTCGCGATCCTTGATGATCCAGTCGCGGTAGCAGTCGCGCATCATGCTGCGTCCCGTCCACGACATGCCCTCCTGCTGGAAGATGAAGGGCACCAAACGCTCTGCCGGGATCTCCGGCCCAAACATGTAGCCGCTGCTGGGCTGATTGGCCATGACGTTCCAGCCGACGGGCTGCCACTGAATGATGCTCTTCAGCGCGCCTCCTTCGTCCACATTGATCTGCCGAATCGTCTGCGGCATCCGCGGCGCTAGCTTCCGCAGCCGCCATTTGCCGTCCACAATCTCGCCCACCTGCTCGTAGTAGCCGTGCCCGTAGATGGACGCCAACATTGCCTGCGTCACGAACTTGCTATGCGAGAACCGCTGCTTCATCCGGCCCACCGGCTCAGGGTCCTTGCCAAGGATCGGCAGGTTGAGATCCTGGCTGATCTCCTTCACCATCTTGTCCGGTGCGCCGTTGGGATCGACGACGAACCGCAGCTGGCAGATGCCCCACATGACTGCCGTGACGAGGCCTGCCAGCTGCGAATCCGTCCGCATCTGGTCGAACAGCCGAACGCTCATGGGCCAACGTAGCTCGGGGACGTACTCCCACTCGTCCACGTACATGCGCCAAGGACCGCCGCTCCCCACGAGAGGAGACGGTGAGCCTACAACCCCGAAGCCTCCAAGCCCGAGGTCAGGAACACCGATTTCGGTCGTGGGCGCACGAACCCCTTGCCGTGTTGTTACCCTTGGGCGTCCGACAGTTGCCATCTACGCTCCCAGGATCGTGACGTCGCCCTGCTGATCTGAAGACAGCAGGAACTTCCAGGTTGCGACCGTCCAGAAGAAGTAGCCGTTGACTCCCCAGGACGTGCCCCAGCTGTTTGCGATCTTGATGAGTGCGTCGTCCGGGTTGGAGCCCTGCGGCTCGTATCCCAGGCACTCGATCTCATGACCGCCACGGATCTGACCGCTGACCTTGACCAGACCGTTGGCGTCGGGGTTGTCAAACCCCTCGTACCACGCGACGCCGGTGATGACCGGCCCAGCCTGAAGCGCAGCGAGTGCGGCGGCCATGTCGAAGGCATGACTGTACTTGCCGATCATGCCCTCCTGCTTCATCGCCTTGCTAACGGCAAGTCCGGACGAGCCGGTGTCCGTCGGCGGGTAGTAGCCGTCAGACATGCCGTCGAGGCGCGTCGCGAGGGAGTAGATGTCCACCGCTCCGGACTCGGGAATGAGATGCGTGCTGCCGGAGTGGTAGAGCGGCTCAGTGTTCTTCGCGCCGCAGGCCGCATTGCCGGTGCAAGAACCCAGCTGGCCTTGGTCGAAGATGGAGCCATGCCGCTTGTGCTCGACCGCGACGAGGTCTGCGACCTTGACGTCGTAGGCGAAGTCACGCGAGCGCGGGTCATGCTCGATGTGACGACCGAGTCGCTTGCCCTCGATGACGTGCTCATCGAGGATCCTCCGAATGACCTTGTCGTCGGTCACTTGCGGATGCTCCTCGGGACAGTCGGGATCGACCGCATGTTGACCACTGTGGTCTTCCCGTTGCCCTTGCTCGGCCGCGGAATGCGGCCTCCCTTGCGCCTTGCCATGAGGCTCCTTCCTACTTGTTGGGTGGCGCGTAGACGGTTGTAGTGCCCATCGACGGCCCGACCTCGTAGACGGCAGCGATCGCCAGGGCAGCCGCCGTGATGGCGCCGATGAGTTCGCCCTGAGTAATGATCTGATCCGCATAGGCCGTGATGAGCGCCGTACAGAACGCACCGGCACCGGCGACGAACGCCTTGATGATGCCGCCTGCGATGCCTGGGACATTCGTGACGAAAGCGGTGACGGCTCCGGTCGCAAGGAATGCGACGATCGCCTTGAGCCAGTCTGCGCCACTGAGATGGCTGAGGTTCTGTTGCGGTGACGTACCGAGCGCGGTGACGAGGACCGTGCCAGCTGCGATCAGTAGCGCCAGTGCCTCTTTCGCGTACTTGCTTCTCACTTGACTCCCTCCTAGACGAACTCGGGACCGGGTGGAACAGACGGAGCAGGCGCACCCACGGCGTGCAGGAAGCGGGCAAACGCCATGCCTGGCGGTGTATTGTTGTAGGGTGGTGGTGTTAGTTGGTGACTAACAGCGGCATAGGTGAGGTTCACAATGCTAGATCCCCACCCGAACTCGATCCCAGGATAATGCCCTGGCGCGGCATCATACCTGAAACTGCATACCGCCGCTCCAGCCTTTACGTGCTGGCCCACTGACACCGCCACGCTGATGCCCTCGGCGATGTACACGTACTTGCCTGCATGCCGACCGTTGGTGAGCCGGTATGTCAGGAACTGCCCACCGGGCCACCCGCTTCCGCCGTGCCCGGTAATGACGCAATCGCCGATCGCGTGGATGGGCCCATAGCCGAAGTAGTCCACACCCTCGTCACAGCGCCCAACAACCAGGCTGCGGGTTGCGGCGAACGGGTTCTTGTACCCATCAGAGCGATGACGGATCTTGGCGTGCGTGTACAGCCAGACGCTGTACTTGTCGAAGTGCTGGGCCGCGATGTTGTGCGTTGCCCTGCCGTAGATCCCATCCACGCGCAGACCGTGGTTGTGCTGAACGGAGCGCACGGCGTGCTCCCAGTCCGGACCGGCCTTGTTGGATGTTCGGTTGACATCCTTGTGTCCCATGACGTACAGGGCACGATGCGTCGCGAGCACGTCCATCCCGCGATCGTGCGGGACGATGGGCTGACGGTAGGGCGTGACGCTCACGGCATGCCCTTCAGGATTTCGAGCATCAACGCTGGGCTCGTGCCCCACTCGTCCTTGATCGTGGTGCCGTACTCCTCAACGAGCTCCTCGGCCGTGGTGATGCTCTGCTTGGCATGGCGGAGACCGTAGAGGAAGTCGCCCCATGCCGGCTGCTCGAACGTGTCAACCGTAGCGAGAATGCCCTGCCACGGATGGTTGTAGTTGCAGACGCCGGTCTTGTTGTAGTCCGGCGTGGACTGCCAGTCGCCGTGTGCCTGTGAGTGCACATGGTTGACTGTGTTGAGCGGATTCCACCGTGCGGTGCCGCCCTCTGCCCTCGCCCATGCGGTGAACAGCCGAACGATCTCGTGGTCCATCGGAACCTCGAGATTCGCACAAAGGCGTTCGATCCACTTCTCTGGTAGGTGTGTCTGTGGCATTGCTCCCTCCTACATCACTTTGTCGAGTAGATCTCCGGTGATCATGCCGTTCTTGTTGCGAATGCTGTCCACAATAGCGTCCGACAACACGGCAGGCTGTACGAGCGACATGACGGCAGCGTCAGCATGGTTCGGCGAGGGCAAGCCGCGCGCCATCATGTCGTCCTTGGTCTCGATGAAGATCCTCCCGGACGAGTCCGTACCCCACTTCACCGAGCCAAGCTCAGCGGCCAACTTCTCGTCAGCCGGATCCAGATCAATGAGCCCATCCTCCATCCACTGCCTGAACGTCCACCACGTCTCCGAACGCCGATTTTTGAACTTCTTCGGATTGATTGCGCGCTGGCTGCCCTGGTAGGGTGCTACCGGCTGACGAAGCTCCTTCAACCTGTCGTACACGCCTGAACCGACGCCGATTACATCCACGTTGATGGGGATGCGCAGCGTCGGATGCTTCTGTGTTGTAAGGGACATCACACGGCCCACGGACTGCATCGTGTCCAACTTGGCCCACGCCTCCACG